GTCACCTGACGAAAACCCTCCAAATTTACTCATACTATGCCCACCCCTCAAACAATTGGAGCATTATCTCCTGGTGCGTCGGGTACATGGTGGGTTTTCCGCTTGATGTGTAATTTGTAGCTATGCCCACCTGTGTTACCGTCAATTTTGAGTTTGGCTTGATTACAATGTCAGGAGACAAAAACAATTTTGTGGCCTGTGCAATACTTGCGGCTGAACTGCTTTGATTTGCGGCGGATATTGTCTCAAAAGAGAGCTTGCAAGGCTGATTTTCTAAAACAGGATTATCAACATAATCTGTAAGTTTTGTCACTGGATCAGTAACTTTTTTATGTTCGATTACAGTTACCACTCCTTGATAAGTGCTTTCAATAGCTTGTCGTGCTGCCGCCTGGGCAGCTTCAATTGCACTTACCATCTTATTGACCTATATGCCGAAAATTCAGATTTACCATAAGTCAACAGATAATTAATAAAAGCGGTTAACCTCTGTTCAGGTGTAAGGCTACCTTCACCAGTGACAAAAACGGTATTGGTATCCCCTGATTGTATCTGCTTAACCGCATAATTAAGATTAAAATTTGTAAGGTCTGCTGGTGCAAAGGTTTTCTTGGCAAGAAGAAATTCACCAACCACCATATCAATAGCAATCTTCATTAAGCCCACCGGGATTTCAGATACATTACAATCATTTTTAATACTGCTCTCAACCTTGGCAATACAAAAGGTCAAGGAAAGTTCATCACCATCCTTGACCGTATATCCCAATTCTTCCAGTCTTCCCTTTACGTCCTCAAGCATTGCAAATCACCCACCTTATCCTCTGGAGATTATTCTTGCAATCGGGATTGCCTTGTGATTGATATAGCTTCTGTTTGCGGCCACACTTTCACCAGAATGTACAACAGTCCAATTCGCACCGTTGGAAAGTTCTGCATCTGTAGGAGACAGTGAAACCTGATTTACCTTCTCATATGACAGGCCGAACGGTGAAAATACTTTCCTCTGACGCATGTACAACGTATCCTGACCGCCATTTGTTTTCTCGTCTCTTGCCATGGCATACGGTACTTTTACACCAAGATCTTCATAGGAGATCGAACCGTTGCCCAACACATAGGTTGTGTACTCGGTGAAATCGTCAACAAAAACGGTATAATCACCAATTGCCGGAGTGGTATACCCCGTACCTACCGGAGTGACATCCTCCAGCTTAATCTGCTTTGCTGTAGGTGTTGCAGTATTGGCAACAACTTCAAGCGCACCTTCGTCTGTAGATTTTGCCTTGGTATAAAAACCCTCCTGTGTGGCAGTTGGCATGTCATCATCCACAACAACCAGCTTTCCATTCCAGGTATACATAGCTAAGTCACGTTCAATACCGTCCTTATCAGTGTATTTCAAATGCGCCACCAGCTTGAGGTTCTCAAGATTTGTGGAAACATCCGAATGCATGAAGACCAGTGCAAATTTTTTCTTGTTTGCGCCACAAGCCTGATTTACAGCACTGTTCAAAGTAGTAGCGGACATATTTCCGTCCACTTTTTCCGTGATATCATATGTATGCTTAGCAACAAACTCAAGATTTTTCACACCGGAAGACATTGAAAATATGCCATTCAGCACTGCAAGAATAGTTGCCTGGTCAAGCCCGTCTTTGTACTCGGCCACCTGATCAGCGATATTTTGCATAAAATCAACGCCGCCTGTGATGTCATAGGAAAAATCCCTCTCAACCCAAGCCTTTGCGCGACCAACAACCACAATACCCTGTTCAAAGGTCTTTGTACTGGTTGCAGTAATATCAGTATTTCCGTCATAGTTGACGGCATCCCCATCCAGCAGACCACGCATTGCAATTCTAGCGTAGCCAGTGCCACCCTGGCCGCCTCCCAATGTGTCCTTGATATCCGGATTTCCGGCAAGGGCCTTTGACTTCTTGATTTCATTCATCTTCAGGTTTGGCACTCTGCCGACCATGTACTTAAATGCCTGGGGGTTGAATGATTTACTATCAAACTTATCGTTTGCCATAATTTAATTACCTACCTTTCTTTTAATCAACCTGCGCATCAGGATTTTGTTCCAAATATGCACATATCTCGTCATAGCTCATTTTGGACATATCAACTTTTGTGCCCGGTTTTACACTACCGGATGCGCCCGGCTGAAATCCCTTAAATGTCTGCTGCTGTTGCTGATCCTGTGTATCAAACAAAAACTTAGTTCCCTCATCAGCAGATATTTTTTCAATCTGTTCTGCCAGGCCCTTAACATTCCCGTCCTTATCAAATTTAGCATCTTCCAAATCAAGCAGAGCCTTGACTGCTTTTACATTCTTCGCTTTTGCACCAGCCAGTACCTTTTCAACCGCAACATCCAATTTCAACCGTTGCATTTCTGTTGCATGAGCTTCGTCTTTGGCTTTGTTATCTGTCTGTAAGGTTTCAATCTGCTTCTTCATCGCCTCAACATCACCTGTGGATGCCTTTAATGTTTCTAACTGTTTATTACGTTCACTTATGGTAGTCTGTAGTGAATCCACTTGATTTTTCAGTGTATCAAGTTCAGTACTATTTACCTTTTTTGCAACTTCAATATCAGTCCCATTTATAGCCATTACTGCATCAACCTGTTCTTTTGATAAACCCAATGTTTCTAATTCTGTTCTTTTCATTGTTTTCCATCCTTTCAATACGTTTTTATACGTGTTCACTCACGTTATGATTGTTGGTTTGAAACAGTTTTACGTCTTATTTCAGGACAAAGAAAAAACACCCTTGCGGATGCTGCACTAATTAACCCATTAGTTGGGAGATAATCGGATCACCTGACCTTTCTCTTTCTGATGTGTTTCTGACCTCATATAACGCTCATATGAACATGAAAAAAGCACATATGATAACTTGCTCACATGTGCTTTTACTCTTTCATATAAAACGGGCAGTCCGCACCTTCAAACAAAACATCGTGCGGTTTTGATAATGGGGATGGATATATTTCACAGGACCCTTTTGTGAAATGTGGATATTGTTGCCCACCATTTTTATATTTACAGGTCTTGCAAATAATTTTTTCTGGATTAACCTGCACGGTTTTCCAGATTTCATCTTTATCCATAATAATCACCTGCTTTCTGGAAGCACAACCTCCAAATCAAAATAAAAAGTTCCACCAGATTTATCGACTTTTGTTATTTTAAAATCATATCCTTTTTGCAGAATAACCTCAAATTCATATCCAAAGGTGGATTGTAGTGAATCTCCATCCCACGATAACCCAGAGCCATTGCCAAATCGACTAAAAGGTTCGGCATAAATCATTTTAGTACTTTTGGGAGCGTAGATATTGAAAATATATCCACTGAATCCCTTTCCCTTGCTGGCTGCGGTTGAAACAAAGGCAGCATCTGATATATTCTTATCAATCAAAAGCTGTCTCAACTCATCCAACGTTGAACTTTTCAATTCAGCTTCCGTGATACCAAGGAATGAAATAGCACCTTCGGAATTTTCAACACCACGCTGTAACCAAATATCAAAGTCATAGGTACTCTTATCTAAGGCGCTTGCTAAATCAGTTATTTGCTTTTCAGCTCCCTCATTATTCAGAGAGACGTTGCCTACACCCTTAAAGTTCGACCACGAACCGTCATATCCCCGTAATGGCCGGTTGAATTTACCGGAACCGGAAGTATATTCATATGCTGCTGTTTTTTGATCCTGCGTAAAGCTTTTCCATAGCTCACCAGTTCTTGGTCGGAGTACATCATCCGCTTCCTTTTGATTTTTGAACCAATAAGCTGCATCTTTTCTATCCTGTGTATAGGGATTCTCTTTAAGAGTAGCACCCAAACGTTTCTTTGTCAATTCGGCCTGGATTTCAGTTATCCTTGCCTTCATGGACTGATAGTCTTTACCCTGAACTTCAAAATCGTTAAGGTCATCCAACAGCTTTGAAAACTTATCATGTTCAACCCCGGATGTAGTATTGAGCTTATCTTCAAAATAATTCTGCTTTGCTGGAATCGCTGCTTTTTTGCTGGGGTAATCGTCAACAGTAACATTGTCTTTCCAAATCCCATCGTATGATTTTTTATCAAAATTGGTTATCTTGGATTTCAAATCATACATTTCATTTGATAAATTAGTATCAACAACAAAAGTTTGTTCCCACTCTCTGTAATTCACATTTGCAGGTATGTAATAAACTTTTCCATCACCGCCCCTTGCAGCACGTTCACCGATGGAACCAAAATCATCATCAAAGTGGGGAACTGTCGTTGTCCGACACCATACATGGAACGGCGGGGCCGTCACCCCAGGCTGATAATCTTTCATCAGGAATACATTACCGTCAAGCTCCCGGCATATTTCACTGGTATGTGAATCCAGTGTTGCAACAATCTCATATTTGTCAATACCCAATTCATTGAAGGAATCTCTTTGTGCTGCGGAACTGAAAAAGGCTTTTTCTGTCATGACTAGCCGCCCAGCAGCAACTTTTGAAGTTTGCATTTTTCGGGCAATTGCATCAATGGCCTTTTGTGGGTCTTGCGCCAGTATGATGTTCCTGGTCAATTCCGTATTCAGTTCATTGCCTAGTTTCTGACCATTCCCCCAAATACGCTCCGAAAAATTCTTACCATCAGCAGCCCAGGGATTGTTAATTACTTTAGATATCTGTTTTTCATCCAGTCCGGCAAAGTCCCAGCCTACACCAAAACCCTTCTGTACCTCAAAGGCCGTATGATAATATCCGCTTTTGTACACATTACGCATGGCCCCGTCAATACTATCAAGTTGGTTTCCAAACATAGCCTCAAGGCTCTGCTGTGTTTGTAGTTTCAAGGCTTCCAGGCGTGATATATGATACCTGGCCGATGCATTTTCAAGCTGTTTTACCCAGGTTCCATTTATGGCATTTTCTTGACCGTATTTTATGTATTCGTTTACATCCCACTTGAATTCTTCCAGTTCCTTTGCAGTCAGCATTTTTTGTGCTTCCTGCATGGAGACACCGTTATTGTTGGAAAACCGCTGATACCATGCTAAAATCTGGCCTTCTAGCGTCTTCTGTACCTGCCTATACTGGTTTTCAATGTGAGCGTAACACTGTAGACCTATATTGTT